CTCTTACCATGTCATACACGGGCGCCCAGGCCATCGTTGGTAGCGGTCCAGAAGGCGACCCAACATCTCTTGAGCCAAACCAACAGGGCCCGTACATGTTCGACCTGAGCCAGCCTTTCACGGTTGGCGATGTTGGGGCAAAGCTCACTCAGAACCTCGATGGAACCATGTCTAGGATCTTCACGGTCGATGATTCTTCTGGCTTCCCAGACTCACAAGGCTACTTGATTTTTGGTTATGGAACCAATGAGCAAGAGGGTCCGGTACCTTACATTTCTAGGCCTTCCAACTCTACTCTTTTGATCAGTCCGGCATATACCGTCAGGACCGCTCATGAGATCGGCGACGACGTTGCTTTGATCAGCGTGAAGGCTCCTGCCGAAATCGCACGAGATGGAACGGACTATCCTTTCTACATCACGGACGTGGTTTCTGGCCGCGTATACGCACAAGACCTGATCAACAGTGTCGCCGCTACCGGCATCAACATCGTATTCACTATTCTTTATCCGTCAGACATTGGGCTCGGTAAGTGGGGAACCGCTTACACTGAGAACCCAACTATTTGGGGTGCATAATGGCTCAGTCGATAGTCCTGACGGGCGCAAACATCAAGCTCTACATCAACAACAAGGTTTACACTGAGGTTCAGTCTATCAGCTTGAACGTTGATTACGGTGAGACAGAAATCTATGGGATTGATTCTGCGTATGCGCAAGAAATTGCGCCTACGAAGGTGATTGTACGTGGCTCTGTTTCGGGTATCCGCGTGAAGATGTCGGGTGGCTTGCAGGGCAAAAACATGAGAACTCTCTTCCAAGATATCATGGCGTCGCCGTACATCTCGATCCGCATCCAGGACAGGCAGAGTCAGGAAGACATCGTGTTCATTCCAAACGCCAAGGTCACCAAAGAAACGCACACCATGCAGACGAAATCCACCTACAAGCTCAACTTCGATTTCGTTGGCCAGGTGCCATTGTTCGCATTGGATAGATCCTAATCCCAAGCTTCCATAGCCTGCTTCATTCTTTCGCAAGCTTCTTTGTCAGTTCTGCACGTTTCCGTAAAGCCCCAAAATAGAGCGATAGCCACTGCGATCAAGAATGACAGTAGTAGTGTCCGCGAACGAGGCGAAGCTTGGGGTTTTCTTTGACGAGCGCTTCGCTCATTTCCTTACACTTGCCACGGTACTTCATGTAGTCAGATTCTTCGGCTAGTTCGCTCATGTTACCCTCTGAATTTCTTGAGCATCGCACAGTACATGCGGAACGTATTTACCGCATCATCCTGAGCGTCGTGTTTTTTGCCTTCGAACTTGAGACTGAGCTTGACCATGCTGCGTGCGAGGCCGCCCTGAATGGGTTCTTTTCTGGCGAATCTCCAGGATACGAACAGGGTTTTGGTGTCGATCCAGCGTCGGCCAAAGCACCATCCCTCAAAGTGAGGATTATCCTGTTGAAGCTGCGTCAGCAGTTCTTGGGAGTCGCCTCCGCCCCAAGTTATCGGGTTCACGAAAGCGCTATAGTTTTCATGCATCTTTTGAAGCTTGCGATAGGCCTCTTCTAGGGACAGGCCACTATCCACCTGTTGCTGGCTGATCTTACAAAGCTCGGTGATGGCCGGATTGAGATGTTCCAACGGATTGACGTAAACACGCAGCTTTTCGAAGATTTGGCCAGTCGTAACGTTACCTACACAGGCACCAATCTGGATAATGCGCCTACTGGGCTGATTCATTTCCAGGTCTAGGGACGTGAAGACTTCAATTGGGTTCATGAGATAGTAGCCTCTCGGTTTTCTTTGGCAAGATCTCTTGCACGTTTATTTTTGGTCCAGACACATGCTGGAGTTGAATCAAACACACCTCCGTCCGGTACCATGATTACAGCCGCTCATTTTTCCGCCTCGCACGAGAGTTTTGGTCGCAACGCCTCTGGAAGCTTGGCCTGGATTCTCCGAATATATTTCAAATTTCTAGGTTTTCCCGGAAACTTTTTGCTCTCGTTAAACGTCCCTGCATTATAGGCCGCTGCGGCTTTACACCAATCGCCATCGTAGCGATCGATCTGACTCTTCAGATAGAGAGCTGCCCACTTTGCGTTGACCCTTGGATCTACCAGGTCTTGAGCTTTTCCTTTGAAACCAAGCATTTGAGCGGTTCCATATTTGACCTGACAGATTCCGTACGACGGAGATCCACCGTCATGATAGACTACCACATTGGTCAGGTTGCTTTCGTATGAGCAGATCGCCAGAAGAAGTTTGCCAGAGACGCCAACGGTTTTAGCCCATTTCAGGATTATTGCAGTATAGGTCATTCGATCACCTTTTCTACGGACATGTTGCCTTCTGTATTGATTTCGGTAAACTCATTGAAGGCTTGTCCGTCGCCTTCGAAGATGACCCTGGTCAGGTATTCGAAATCTTCTTGGCTTACTTCCATTTCTCGGGAAACTGATACGATTACTTTCATAAGCACCTATTCTATCAGACTTTTTTGTTTTGACAAGCTGATTAAAAGTGCTGTAATCTTAGATAGATGAAAGCTTGTACAAAATGTTTTCGTGAAAAGAATGAAGAAGAATTCTATTGCCGAAAGAACGGCAAACTGCACTCTTGGTGTAAGAAGTGTCAAATAATACGAGTTTGGGTAGGCTAAATGATGATCCGGAAATTTTCATGAAAGCAGCTGAATATTTAAGGAAAACGAATGGATATAAGATCTGATATTTTACCATATATAGACGGGAACGGAATGGTGGCGCCAAACACCGGCACGTGGCTTCCGGGACAGCGTGGCTCCGATAACGCACCCATGTTCACTTCAGAGCTATATGTCATGATAAAAAAGATGAAACAATTTGCCGACCAGGATAGGGTCGATTTTGATAGGCTGATCGGTGCATGCGTAACCCCAGAGGGAATGCTCGCTCGCGTTCCGTATCCAGAGAGGATCGGCCAAGAAGGGCCGGATGATTACCTGGGCGTTTTGAACGGTTGCAAAACCATTGGAAATACCGAGATCCCTCGTAAATTCCTGTGGGCTTTAGTCAGTCATTTTGGATTCATGAACAACGACAATCCTACGATGATCACCTGGGAAAGTTTTCTCGCCAGGCAACCCCAGCTCATAGGCGCAATGGTTGCCGCAGCTTTTCCGAGTTGGAAGAACCCGCTGCATTTTTTGGCCAGACTAGTCGCGCTTCCATTTTTCTTTGTCGCTGCAGTGTCTATCGCGATTTCTTGCATTGGCGCACCACAATCGGATACGGACGCCAGGCGTCTCTCCTGGCATCTCCAGAACACTACCAAGGGCGTGAGCCTCATGTGCTGGCTTGCATCGCTCCTGTGGATGCGTAGGCTCTACAAAGACTTTCCGAATGGCATGAAGGATGTGGCCGCTCTCTACTACCAGCCAGGACACCCTTTCGCTAAGTACTGGATCACATGAGCCGGTACCGCAGTACTCTGGAAATGTGGCTCAAAAAGTCCTGTTCTGATCGGTTCGATTTCATGTGGTTGCAAATTTTGCAGCATGCTACAGAATTGGATTTTGTATAACCTAAGTCATTGTTTAACCTATCTATTCCATTGTAAATATATTCGCCCTTAGCGTACTTGAGGCGTAATTTCTGTCTTGGCGGTTCACCGCAATAGTGGCAATTACTTTTTGTGATTTCTAGAAAACAATCGAAAGTTAGATCGGACACTCTTTTCTTTTCCTCATCTCGTTTTAGATATCCTCGATATAGCCATCTAGGTAAACATTGTCCAGGATCTTTTTGTCTGTAGCAGCCACACGACCTTATAGGTCTGGCCAACATTGTTAGACTGGTGCTTTTTACTATTGTTTCATTTCCACAGTCACACTTACATCGCCACAATACGTTGTCGTATCGATCCTTTCCAACACGCTCCATGACCGTAAGTCTGAAAAATCTATTACCTATCAAAATCTTTGGTTTTTTGCTCATTATTACCCTTGCTAATAATACTGAAAATCGACATATTTATCGATTCCGGGGACTTATGTGGATATAAGATTGTCGCAGATTTTTATGGCAATAGTAAGGCCGAATTATCAGCGTATGCATAATTTATGCAAAAACTGATAATTTGCGCACAAGTGGGCGTTTTATTGAGGGTTTTTGACTATACCCTTGACTTCAGGGGTGTACTTCTGAGATTTCGTCCTGTTGCTGCAACAGTTGCACTTGCGGTAGTAATGCGTAGCGTTGATTTTGTTGAACAGAAATATCTCTAAGTAGCCACTGCACCCAGGCTCCTTGCAGGCCCACTCTTTCTTCACCTTCTCAAGAATATCCAGACCCTCTTGGCGGCTATCTTCTTGGTAGTGCTGCTCAATTGTCTGTTTCAGATTGGTGTATCGGTCGAGATCGACTCTGGCTAATTCTTTACGGAGAGATGCGATTTGTCGTTTAAGTTTGTCGTTTTCCTTTTTGATTTTCTGTAGTTGATCCAATTCTTTTGGGTTATGTGTTCTTTTCATTTTTTAGGTGCTCACTTATCTTAAAGATTATGCTTAAAAACTCACCGTAACCATTGCCTCTTTTTAAGTGATTGCACACACTACAACAAGGAAGACAATTTTCTAACATGTATCCCCTTGAATTATCTTTTCTGTCTATACCATTGTGAGCATAATCGCCATTCAAATCGAATCGAGCCATGGTCTGCCTTGGGGGCTCTCCACAATAATGACATATCATTTTTGTCAATAATTTAAATTGATCTTTCGTCAATTCGAAAGGTAATACCTTTTGTTTAGCGCTACTTTTATAATTATTAAAAAGCTTGTTAAAAGCAGCAACTCCGGGCGCCTTTTTGTTGGGTGCTCCATTTTTTTCTTTCCAGTCTTCAAAGGGTTTTGAAGAATACTCTCTACATTTAGCGCAGCCGTTGCTACCGCCTCTGGCTATTGTTAACTAAGCCCTCATCTGTTCGCTTGGTCTTTCCCACAGTTAGGTCTCCTACCTGGGTGATTCTACCTAAAGATTCATCTGAGGCCAATGATATAAGAGGTAGAGGTAATTTATTGAGTATGTTGCTCTATCAAATTATCCACTTAGAGACTGGACACAAATATATTGGCCAAACTACTAGACCTGCCATCAAAAGATGGAGAGAGCATCTCTATACTCTTCGAAAAGGAAAACACGGTAACCGATATTTTCAGGCAGCATGGAATAAGTATGGGGAGAAATCTTTTGAATTTCAAATAGTTAAAGAATTTTCTTCATTGGAAGAGCTGAATCAGGCTAAAATTGAATTGATAAAAAATGGTAGCAATCTCTATAACTTAGCAGATGGCGGCAATGGATTTAATCATACGAATACTACTAGAAAAGCAATTGGAGATTCCAATAAAAAGCCTATTGTGGGCATGCGTATTGAAACTGGAGAAATCAAAGAATACGATTCTGCGGGCCGATACCGAAGTAAGTGGATTTGACGGAAGATGTGTCAGAAAAGTGGTAAAAGGATCTATCTCTAGGAGAGGAAATGGAGAAATCTTCAAGTCTGTATCACATAAAAGATGGGTTTGGATGTCAAAACAAGATGCCACCCCAGAAAAGTTAAGGGCACAATCGTACACAGAGGTTTTGTTTGGGTTTATGCCGATGCAGACAGCCCCGAATCTTTATTGAGTACGAAGAAAGCCGATGTGTTTTCTAAAATTCGTACAGGACCAAAGTCGTGGCAAAGAAAATGATTTTAATTAAAGGAAATCAATAACTTATGGCTGTTCAGCGAAGAGTAAACTGGATTAGTCAACAAAGGGTTGATTGTCCCGACATGCGTGCCGTAGAGTCTGCCGCGTCGAACGACTTTGATCAATTAATCCAAGCATTTGTGACTGGATCGACGCGAACCTACGTTATCCGTGGCTTCAACATTCTCATGGCGGGCGCTATTGGTGGCGCTGCGTCAGGCCTCCAGCTCAATGTTGATCCGGGCGCTCTCCTTCACACCACATCGAGTCAATCCGGCACCATTCTCATGGTCCCGACTGGCACTCTGCCCCAACAGCTTAACTCTGCCACGAATACGATTGTCGATGGCTCCTTTGCTCCTTCTGCCATCAACTACGTCAGCATCGAGTACGAAAGGTTCATTGACGACACCACGTCCGCTCAGGTCTACATCTGGAATCCCACGACCAACAACGAGACGACAAAGAACGCGCCTCGCGCCCAGATCCTTCGTTACCGCATCAAGATCACGACCGCTACGCCTGCCGCGACCTACCTGCCTATCGCTACCGTCATCACAGATTCGGGTAATAACGTTGTTTCGATCACCGACGATAGGCCGCTCATTGGGCGCCTTGGCAGCGGCGGGATCACTCCGAACCCATTCAACATTTACAATTGGCCACAAGGTAGAAGTGAGAACCCCTCTACTTCTACATCCAACAGTATCGATCCGTTCTCAGGCGGCGACAAGGCAATCCAGAACCTAAAGGACTGGATGGATGCCGTCATGTCGTCCATTCAGGAAATCAAGGGAACGACGTATTGGTATTCGGCAAGCTCTTCTGGCTCTCTTGAAACCCTTCGTGAAGACCTTGCCAATACGGTCATCACAGGTCGCGGCGCTATTGCCCACGGTGTTCTGCCAAGCGACGGCGTTACGCCAACCGCTGCCGGTCAGATCAACTGGGACCAAGACATCAACATCCGAGTCGTCGGATCTCTTCTCACTTACAAGCTTACCTCAAACCCTGCAACGACCAATGTTACTTTGGCAGACGATCAAGTCGCCTATGTTACCCTGGTTCGCGGCATCGTTGTTTCTCCCAACCTCATTTTTACGAATGGCATTCCGCAGATCACTTCCGTGGGCGCCATTTCTTGGACGGGGCCTCTACAGGCTGGCGATTATCTAAAGCTAGGCTCTGACACCGACGCAGGATATTACGAAATCCTATCGGTAGATTCTCTAACCCAAGTTACACTGACGACGAACTATGCTGGGGCCGACACTGGTCCTGCGGGTGCCAAGGCAAAATACGCCTTCGGTACCTATCAGTCCGCCGTCGTCCCAAGCGGGCAACGTGACATTTTCATTACTTCACGAGCCCTCGTTCCAGCCGGACAGGATGTCTTTTGGCTGTTCATGCGCAACGACAACGCTGGCGCTCAGCCGCGTGTCTACATCCGCTTCCTTGGAGTCGAACTCGACCAAGGTGAAGAGAGGGATGTCAGCGATACGACCTCGAAAGAACTCCTGATGTACATTGGCTCGGCATCCGAGTACACTTATCAGCCATTGTATGTCTCTGCCCTCAATCCTGGTAGCCTTGCGCAAATCAGCAACATCACGATTGGTGCAGCTTCCACGATCACCAGTAACCAGTACTTCTTCATCAATTCTTCGGGCAATTACCGCGAGAATTACGTTTGGTTCAAGAAGGACGGTATCGGTACTGATCCGGCTCCAGCAGGTACAGACTTTGGTATCGAAGTTGATATCACCACTGGCCAAACTGCCACTCAGGTCGCAAGCGCTCTTGCTGCGGCCCTAAATGCCTCTCTTCCAAATGACTACTATGCTACATCCGGCGTTGGCACCGTTCAGGTCACCAATACGTCGGCGGGTACTTCTGTAGCTCCGCTCAACTTTAACGTCGGCGCTCCTTTCGCGATTACCAACGTCCAGACTGGTACAGGAACGGGCAACTTTGTTATCCGCGACGGCGTTGGTTCGATTGATGGCGACAATCTCACATTAGCTATCAAGCGTTTGGACATGGCCATCGGCCAAATCGCTGAAGCAGCGGATGCTCCAGATTACGATGAAAATGTGGATATCGTTGCGTCTGGCGCAACTCCTCCGACTTCTCTCAATGGGCCGATCGCTCCTGGCGCCCAGATTACGTTACCGAACAATTCTAGATTTGGTAGCTTGCCGCAGAAATATCCTGTCGGTAAAGGGGCTCTTGAAGTTTATCTCAATGGCCAGTATCTCAGATTGGGCGTGGACTGGATCGAGGTCGGCGCTCCGCTTACCCAAAGCAATCAGATCCAGATTCAGCAAACTCTAGTCGTCGGTGACGAACTAGAATTTAGAATCGACACCGGTGGAGGCGGCGGAGGCGGTGGCGGCGGAAGCATGGGGCCTCCTGGACCTCCGGGACCAGCTGGTCCTTCTGGTCACGACGCGGCTGGCGGCCCGGTTGCGATCTCGACTAAGTCTTCGAATTACACGGTTCTCCTTGGAGACAACGTTCTTTTGGCCAATGCGGCTGGTGGGGCGATCACGTTCAGCTTGCCAACCGCCGCTTCGGCAGTCGGACACGTTTTCTACTTCAAGAAAATCGACAGCACTGCCAATGCAATGACGATCATGGCGAACGGCGTAGAGCTGATCGACGGATTCAACACCCAAAACACGACAGTTCAGTACACGGCGTTCACTCTGATCACTGACGGAACGTCTTGGTACATCTTCTAAGGCGGGCTCCATGTCGTACAATCCGCTCTGGACCACTTTAATCGGAAAGGGATCTTCCAGACAGACCCAGTCTGGCTATCAGAACGGTACCCTTAGTACTATGCCCATTGCTACCCCGGTAGCCGCGAACACATTCGGCCAAGCCGTCTTGGTAGATGTGAGCGATGAGACCACAGTCGAATCCATGATCGGACTGACCTCTGCCTCAATTCCCTCTGCGGCCAACGGACAGGTTATCAGCGATGGAAGGCTAGAGAACATCCCTCTTGGACTTGGTTTTGCCGTGGGGGACACGGTCTGGGTCGGCACTACGCCTGGCTCTCTAACCAATGTAAAACCCGACATAACTGCTCCGGGATGGGTAGCGGGCTATTTTGTGATTTTTGTGGGGGTCGTGGTTCAGAACGAATTCAATCCTTCTAACCAAGATCTTCAATTGTGTCGCCAACTTATAGGGCAGTTGTAAAGGAGCCTTCGATGTTTGACAGAGAAAGAAAGGTCGATTTGAGCAAAATGTCCAAAGAACAGGTGGACAATATTTCGGCCCAACTAGGTGAAAGAATTAGACAAATCTGCGATAAGGCGGTCGAAGAGGCCAACAGGCTGTGCGCTGTGTACGGCCTTAGAACCAAGATGCAGATTGTCATAGATTCTCCCGCACTCAAGAAAGAACCGCTCCCAGGGGCTAAGCCTCCTAGAGCAAGAAAGGCCAAGAAGGCAACGCAATCTTTAACTTAGATTTGAACACTACAAGGAAACGTAGAGGCATAAAATGGCGAATATTTCTCTTTTATCACGACTAGTTAACGGCGTACAACGCCAAGTTGATCTTAGCGTAAACACGCTGGTCGTCCAGGCTATCCAGATCAACGGTACGCTGCTGTCGTCTTCGGGCGGCACCGCTGGTTCGACCCTGGTCGGCGACAACAACAGTTATTCGAACTTTACCCCAGCTGCGGCGACCGTTAAGGGCGCCCTGTCGGGTATCGATACTGCTCTGGCTGGCAAGGCTAGCACAACCCTCAACAACCTGGGTACGACTTCGATCAACTCGGACCTTCTGCCTTCTGCGGATAATACGCAAAGCATCGGCAGCGCGGCCCTTCGTTGGGTCAAACTCTGGGCACTCAGCGTTGACGCAAACGGATCTGTCCTTACCCTGAATGGTTCGGCGATCTCTGCGAACAGCCTCAACATCACCAACCTCGCCGATGGCGTCAATCCTCAAGATGCGGTCAACCTCCGTCAAACCCAGGCGCTGGTCAACGGCCTCTCTTGGAAGACGGTTGTCAGGTCCGCTACGACCACGACTCTTCCCGCGAACACCTACAATAACGGCGCATCGGGCGTCGGCGCCACCCTTACGGGTAACGCAAACGGTGCTCTTTCTGCCCAAGATGGCGTGACTCTCGTTGCCAACGATCGACTGTTGGTCAAGAACGAAGCGGCTTCGGCCAACAACGGTATTTACGTCCTTACCACGGTCGGTACTGGCAGCACTCCCTACGTTCTAACGCGTGCTACTGATTCAGACACTTCCGGGAAACTTGCTTTCGAAGCCGTCCAGGTTGGAAGCGAAGCTACTACGCAGGCCGGTTATTCGTTCAGGGAAACGACTGCTGCTCCGATCACGATCGGCACCACGGCGATCAACTACGCGAACTGGGCAACTGGCCTGGCTTACAACTTCCGAAATGGTCTGACGACCAGCGGCGCGAACGTTGACGTTACCCCTGGCGATAACTCGCTCACCGCAACTCCTGGCAGCTTGATCGTCAAGGAAGATCCGGCTGGCGCAATCGTCACTGGCGCAAGCGGTATCAAGGCCCAGGTCGATGGCACCTCGATCACGATTAACGGCTCCAACCAGCTCCAGGCTATTGGTACGAGCGCGGTCCAATTCACTGAGACGGCTGGTCAGTCATTCTTGGCAAATACGACATACGCAGTCCGATATGGCCTATCGTCAAACGGCGAAACGGTCGGTCGCGTGTATGCAGCCGATATCACCACGACTTCCTTCGACCTCTTTTGGGTCATCGGTTTCATCCAAACTACGGGTGCGGTCTCTGCTGGCAACACGGTTACGGTCATCGCAGAAGGGACGCTTACCTTGGAATCTGGTGACACGAACTTCTCGACGGCAGATACGGGAAAGGCCATCTACTTGCAGGCCGGTGGACTTAATGCTACTACGACAGCGCCTTCCACTTCTGGTCAGGCTGTGGCGGCACTCGGGGTTGTCAGAACGA